CTTGCAGTCGAAGAAACAGAGCAAGGTGACTATTGGGCTATCACTGTCGCTTCATTCGATGTTCTCGGTAAAATGTATGTTAGAGAGATCATCAGAGAAAAACTGCTGACCTCTACATTCCTTGAGCATCTTGCAGCACTTGTAAAGAAATGGAAGCCTGTCAAAGTCTCTGTTGAGACTACGGCATTCCAAAAGACTTTGCTCAAAGTTTATAAAGAATGGGCTGCCAGGAAAAAGATTAACATTCCTTGGCATGAAATGGAGCGTGGTAAGAGTAGCAAGTTCAAGAGAATCTTGTCGCTACAGCCACGAGTGGAAAGAGGAGATTTTCATGTCGTCGAGAATATCAAGAACTCTGATTGGCTCGTTGAGGAAATGTCAACATTCCCTCGTGCTACTCATGACGATATCCTTGATACTCTCGCGGATTTGGAATCGCTTTTCTATGGCGCTCCAGAAGAGTTCAAAGAAGAACTTCAAGTAGATACATACGACGCAGTATACGGCGCTCTCGATAAAGAAGAAGACGAAGAAGACGAGAGCTTTGCGTCAGACTTCCTAGGCCAATTCGCATGAAACTCGTTACCAAACCATCATCTAAGCTAGGCTCTAAAGGTGGAGCTTGGCTTAAAGGTCTTATTGATGCCTCCATCAAGAAAGACGAAGACTACTTCCGCTTCATGACTAACTTGAGAAATCTCGCTGCTGGAAAGCATTGGGAGAATATCAAGGGAGTCAAGAAAGAAGACATTAAGATGATGGTGAACCTTGCGCACGCGCACGTTCGTTCGCTGGTCCCTACACTCTTCTTTCAGAATCCTTCGGCTGATTGTGCGCCTACGGCACCGCAACACGCGGGTAAAGAGAAGACGTGGAACGGCGTGATTAACAACACGCTTGATAAGATCAACTTCTCATCTGAGATCAAGAAGGCTGTTCTTGATTCAGTTATCTATCCAGAAGGCATTATCAAGGACGTAACCAACAAGCCTGAGAAGCCTCAGTCAGAATCTGGTTCTAGTGGTCCGACTGTTTGGTTGTCGAAAGGTTCTCCTCTGCATGTGAGAATTGCGCCAATCCAACTTATCGTTGACTACACTGTTCCTAACAGAGACGTAGAGAACGCACGTTTCATTGCGATTCGGTATAGAAAACCGCTTCATGAATTGAAGCACCATCCTGTCTACAAGAGTAACATTAACAAAAACGTTACTCCTAAAAAGACTCCGACGACGGGCAATCTTGTTTCTAAAGTCTCTTCGGACGATCAAGACTGGGAACAATACAACGACAACAAGGTTCTTGCTGATAGCTGCGAAGAGTTTGTAACGATCTACGAAGTGTGGATTCATCAGCTCATTAGCGAGGATGGTGAAACACAACTCTATCAGCAAATGTGTGTGCTGATGGAAGACCAAGAAGAACCAATTAGAGAATTGGAAACTTGGTCTAATGTTATGGGAGAGGGTTTCAACCAGTTTCCTGTAACTCGTCTCGTTCTTAATGAGCTTCCTGATATGCCGCCGTTGTCTGAGCTTGGTGCTTGGCAAGGCATGCAGATGGCTCTTAACTGGCTGATGTCTAGAGTGACTCAGCTTGTTGAGAACGATAGACAAATCTACGAGGTTGACGTTACCAAACTCGTTAACCCATCCAAGGCAAAGAAGCAATTCACGTCAGGTAAGACTAGAGAATGGGTTGAGGTAAACCAAGCTGGTGCCATCAATCTCATTCAGCCGACGTTTGTTGGTAGAGATAACTACAGTCTTATCAACCTTGTTGAGAAGTATATCCAACAGGTTGGTGGTATCGGCCAGAATCGTAGAGCTGGCGCAGGTATCCGCACTGCTACCGAAGCTTCGCTAATTGACCGCGGTGTAGAACTCAAGACAGACGAAAAGACCGATAGCGTTTCTAAGTTCCTTCACAAGATTCTCACGAAGTCAGTGATGATTATTCGTGCTCTTGTCAAGAACGAAGCTGGTGTCAGTTGGGTATTCCGTATTGGTGGTGACGTTGGAGCCTTCAATTGGGTAACGTTCACGCCAGAGGAACTTGACTGGTTCCCTGATATTAGAATCCGTGTTAATTCCTTCCGGAAGATGGATTCTATACAGGATATGCAAAAGTGGGCCGGTCTGCTGCAACAGGCCATGGGCCTATTCCAGCTCTATGGACCGACTATTCGAGTCGATCTCATCTTCTCTCGAATGCTTGAGGCCGCTGGCGTTTACGACGCGGATAAGCTCGTCGGATCGTTCGACAGTGAATCCATGTTGCAGATGATTGAGATAGCCGCTATACTGAGTGGAGTGGATACTCCTGTCTTGGAGCAACATAACCATGTTGCACACAAGCAGACTCTAACGGCGTTTAAGCAGTCTCTGATTGGTCAACAGATACTTGCGAGAGCGCCAGAAGTGGCAGACGTGTTGGCGCAACATGAAGCACAACACGATCAGTGGCTTATGATCGTTCAAGAGAAAGCGGCTAAGATGAGTCTCGCTTCTGGCGATCCATTCTCCGCCGCTGGTCAAAGCACGAATCCTAATGCTCAGTCTGTTGCAACTCAACTGACCGAAGGCGACAGGACGATACCTGGTGTTCCTGGTGGTAACGGAGAACTGGCCTAATGCCTCGTTATCAGTATACCTGTAAGAGTGGACACGTTACTGAACGAATTGTGCCTGTTGCCAAATACAAGGAATTCGTCAAGTGCAAGGCTAATGTCGGCAGCCAATATCTTGATATTCCTTGTGGTTTGCGTGCTAGTATAACGATTGGTAAGGAACTTCTCGTTAACACGTTCAAGCCTTACGTTGAGCCTAACTTTGGTCCTAATCCAATCTTAGTTGAGAGCAAACAACAAAGAGAAGCGTTGTGTGAAAAGCACAATGTTACCTACGACAGCGTTAGGTATAATCGTAAAAAGCCTGTTGCTGCCGCTGTTGATTCTGTCAGTCTTGGTGATGTTAAGGAAGCCATTCAGACAGGCAGGACACCCGATGGCGAAAAGATCCAAGCTCCTGTAAAACTGTCTAAGAAGGAACAACAAAGATGCGCTCAAGTGACCCTTGGTGGCAACCAAGACCGATGACCGAAGAAGAGATGAAGATGGAGATTGCTATGTCTCCTATCCTTCATCCTAAGCAAGAATTCAGCGAAGCTGATATTTCCAAGACCTTGCAAGCACTCAATCTGAATGGTGACAAGTATGTCGCAAGAACCGAATAGCCAGACCAATAGCACTCCGACTCCTGCTCCCGCTGCACCTATTCTTGGTGTAGATCCTCCCGCTGCTCCTGTCGCGCCTCCGGCTCCACCTGTTGTTCCTAGTGGTAACCCGCCGGCAGCACCACAAGCTCAGCAAAAGACTCTTTCTATGGAAGAGTGGAATGCCTTGCAGGAGAAGGCTAGTAGATACGACTACATCGCGAACGACACCGAACTTGCTACTAAGCTTGTCGATCACGTCAAGTCTAAGACTGGTCAGATCAGCACTCGGCCTACGAACAACCAACCTGCGCAGCAACAGGGAGCGACGCCGAGTGTTGATCCGACCATCAATCAACTGAGAGAAGAGAATCGTCTTCTGGCTCAGAGACAAGCGCGCACTGAAATCGAGTTGTTTAAGGCTAAACACTCAGATTTTGACCAAGTAAAAGATGAGATGGCTAGGGTTGTTAACAAATACCCTGGTATTTCTATCGACGATGCGTATTCGCTAGCGAAGTCAGCCAAGCAGCAATCTTCGCCGGCACCAGTAAGGGAGAATCCAGCAACTCCGACTACTGAAACAAACAGATCCGCTGGACAGATCGCCGGGAATCAATCGCTCGAAGATATCAAGCGACGCATTAACGATCAAAAAGCCACGCCGCGTTTTGATGATGCTATCGACTTGGCTTTCCAAGCAGCAAAGATGACGGCAGAACAATAAGGTGAGCAAAGATGGCTGTTACTGAGACTACGCTCACGACTACGACGCTGCAACTCATCCGCAAGCGGATGGCCGATAACATTTTCAAGGCCAATCCTCTTGCTGCTTGGTTGCTGATGAAGGGTCGTGTGAAGACTGAGAGTGGTGGTAAGCGCATTGACGAACCGTTGATGTATGCGACCAATACGACCGTTCAGGCATACAAGGGCTATGACAAGCTCAATGTGTTCCCGACGGAAGAACTGACGAATGCTCAGTTCGCCTGGCGTCAGGCTGCTGCATCTATCTCTATCAGCGGTCTTGAAGACTTGCAGAACTCTGGTGAGTCTGCTGTTTTCAACATGCTGAAAACGAAGATCAAGATTGCAGAAATATCGCTGAGACAGTGGCTGGCTGAAAAGCTTCTTGCCAACTCGTCTACTAAGGATCTCTTGAGAGACTTCCTTGGTCTTGATGAGCTTGTGGAAGACTTGGCTGGTGCTTCTCAGAGCACTGTCGGTGGTATCGACAAGGCAGTAGAGACTTGGTGGAGAAATTACTACAAGGATTTCTCTGGTTCTACTCTCGGTTCTTCGTCTACGCTGCTCACGAAGCAGCTTGGTGAAGCTTATCTTGGTGTCACTAAGGGTCTCTCTTATCCTGACCTGATTCTTACGGATCAGTTCATCTTCCAGAGATACGAGGATGACAACCGTCAGTTCTTTAGAATGACGGATCGTGCCCTTGCTGATGTCGGTTTCGACAATCAGAAGTTCAAAGGCGCGACCATGATGTGGGATGAGAACATCCAGTCTGGCACTGGCATCACTGGTGGTTTGGGAACTCCTGGCACTAGCGGTGCTAACGTAGACCATCTTGTCTACTTCCTGAACAGTGAGTTTATGGGCCTTACGTTGCACGCGCGACGTAACTTTGTGATGACTCAGTTTGTCACGCCTTACGATCAGGATGCGCAGATTGCGCAGATTCTTCTGGCTGGCAACATGACTATCAACAACGGGCGCTTCCAAGGCGTCGTAAAGGTGAGAGAATGAGCACTGCTCTTGGTGGAAGACCACAGGCGTTTCGTTCTATGGTCAAGAATGGCGGCGCTGCCGTCATT